GAGACGAAGAATGGAAACAAGAAACTATACGAAATTCTTCAGAACGACAATTTCAAGAAGAATTCGTATGTGATTTTATAGGATCAACCAATACTCTGATATCATCTCAAAAATTAAACAGCTTAGTTTGGAAAAAGCCTATTTCTAAAACTAATGACGGGTTAACAATTTTAGAACCGAGTCCAGAACCAAACGAAGAAGGACGATCTAATATTTATTTTATGGTAGTGGATGTGGCTCGAGGACAAGGAAAAGATTACAGTGCATTTACTATTGTAGATATAACTAAATTTCCGTATCGTGTGGTAGGAAAATATAGAAATAATACTGTTTCTCCGTTACTGTTTCCGTCTATTATTCGTGCAGTTGCTGGCAGATACAATAATGCCTATGTGATGGTGGAGCTAAATGATATTGGAGCCCAAGTGGCTGATGTATTGCATACAGATTTAGAATACGAAAATTTAGTTAAATCTAATATTTTAGGTCGAAAAGGACAGGTATTAAACGAAGGCTTTGGAAGACAAAAATCTCTTCAACTAGGAGTCAGAACAAGTCAAATAGTCAAAAAAGTCGGATGTGCAGTTTTAAAGAATCTTATAGAAAATGATAAATTAATTGTTGAAGATTCAGATATTATCGAAGAACTTACCACCTTTATTGCAGATAATTCGTCGTTTCAGGCAGAAGACGGTTATACTGATGATTTAGTTATGACTCTGGTTTTATTTTCTTGGGCCACTCGTCAAGAATTTTTTAAAAATATCACAGATTCTGATATCAGAACAGAAATGTATTCAGAAGAAATGAAAAAAATAGAAGAAGATTTGTTGCCATTTGGTTATATTTTAAACGGAAATCCTGAGATATTACTAGAACCTGATCCAGAAGATACAAAAAAAGAAGACAATTGGTTATTGGCACATCAACCTGAAGATCCAAAACGATGGGTGGATCTGTATCGACAAAATAAATTTTTTTGAAAATATACAAAAATATAAATAAGTCATCTAAGATACTATTACATAAGGAGATTTAAATGGCAACAAGACCACGCCCACAAGTTAGTATAAGATTAGCAGACGATTCTTTTATAATTCCACCAGGATTATTATTTCCTTCTCCTACGATAGCAGGATGCTATGCACCCTCTTTACATTTATTAGCAAAATCAGACGAAGTAGAAGCAGGTGCAATGAGAATTACTAGTATCGGTGACTGGTTTAATAGAGTTCGACTGTTATCGGAGCAAGCAACTGGAGTAACAGAAGGCAATTCGGATAGAAATAGTATTATCATGAGTGGAATTTCAGGTTCTAATGGAGTAACCACTGGTGGAGCAATAGGATTACTTAACGGTAAATTTGGTATAACATACACCATAAACAAGTTGGAAGGCAGCAGTGGAGCAACTCTTGAATTTGGAGCGGATAATAAATTCCGACCTCATTGGTGGTCGGTTAACAATATATTACAATACGGCGCAACAGTAGTTGTAGGATTTAAAGGACAAGGGTTTACTGGTGAATTAGGAGTTCCTAATGATTTAGTAAATCCTATAACAGATGCCGCTGGGTTTGCATCGACAGCATACGGATACGACATTGTATTTCAAGCTTATCATAAAGATGGTTGGAGCGGAACAGATTTTATTGCTGTAAGTGATCGTACTGATGTCGTTACAATAGTTGATGCATTAAGCTCATCAGAGGCGCCTGTAATCGGCGTAGTAAATGCAGGAATTACAGGTAGTCCAATGGACAGTGATGATGATATAGATGTGGTTGGAGAAAACGCATATATAATAAGCACTGCAGGATTTAAGAATCATTTTAATTCAACACAAGATTCTGGATCCTCTAATCTTATTTCGACTCCATTGTGTGTTGATTTAGCTGGTATAATAATAAGAAACGATAGAGTAAATGGTCCGTGGATAAGTCCTGCTGGTACGAAAAAAGGACAAATCCTTAATGCGGTTAGTCTGAGTAAAAAATTAACCACAGACGAACAAGACCTTCTTTACGATAATAATGTGAATCCAATAATCTCAGTAAAGGGTTCTGGTACATTCTTGTTTGGTGATTTAACCATGGCCTCAGATACTTCATCTCTAATAGGAATCAATGTAATTCGTACTATAATAGAGATTAAACGACAGTTGTTGCCAGCAGCTCAAAATATATTGTTTGAAAATAATACACCAGACACTAGACTGAGATTTGTCAATATAGCAGAAAGTCTATTGACAAGAATTAAATCTCTTGGTGGATTAACCTCTTTTAGTATACAGTGCGATGAAAACAACAATCCACAACAAGTTGTAGATTCTAAAACTTTCGTTGCTGATATCAGAGTAAAAATTCCTGGATCTATTAACTATATACTAGTAACACTAACAAATACCTAATAAAGGAGATTTATGCCTATTAATAACCCCGATACATTACTTTCGTTTAGACAAACATTTTCTGGAATACGAGCAAATAGATATACTCTAGATTGTCCGTTTCCTACAAATGCTGGATTTGATTTGGCAGAAAAAGTATACGTACGAGCTATATCTTTTCCCGGATCTAATATCGGAATGATTCCGGTAGCATATCAAGGACGAGTTGTAAAATTCTCGGGCGAACGTCAGTTTGGAGAATGGACAATGCAAGTGTATGACAGTTCAGATAGAGATCTAAGAAAAAGACTAGAAGATTGGATGCAAACTTGCGATAATGCCAGTACGCATGCCTACAATTCTGATGTTACTAAGGACTGGACAGTAAATTACGGCGATGACACACATACTCAGTTTGGAACCACACATCCTGGTTTCGTAGGTCCAGGACCTACGAGACAACTTAAACTAAGAAATTGTTGGCCTACAGACATCAGTCCAATAGATATTTCACACGACGCATATGATACTTTTGCAGAATTTAGTTTAACAATAGCTTACGATTTCCACGAATACCCAGACGTTCAAGGATTCGGACAAGGAACAGGTGGAGGAGCAGGAGCGGCATCATAAAGTATTAAAGTAAACTTGTATACATAATGGTATGGCATTTGAAATATTTGGATTTTCTTTTGGTCGACAATCTGAAGGAACAACAGGATCTATTCCAAAACCAGGAATAGATTCTTTTGTTGCTCCAGATTCTTATGACGGAACTTATGTAGTAGAAAGCGGAGGTCTTATGGCCTCTGTTTACGACTTTGGTGGTCTTGCGTACAGTAATGACGCAACCTCGATTCAACAATATCGATCCATGTCTTTGTATCCAGAAGTGGACATGGCGATAGAAGATATTGTAAACGAATGTCTGGTATTTGAACCAGACGGATCTTCCGTTCGTTTAGATCTGACTAGAGTTCCGCTTTCAGAAAACATCAAAAGAAGGATAAACGAAGAATACGATGGAATTTTAAAATTATTGGATTTTAAAAGTAGAGGATACGAATATTTTAGAAGATGGTATATTGACGGCAGATTATATTTTCATAATATCATAGACTCTAATCGACCAGAAAAAGGAATTCAAGAACTTCGTTCAATCGATCCTACAAAGATAACAAAAGTTAGAAAAGTAGAAAAAGAATTAAAAACTGTAGGCACAGGCACGGAAACAAAACAAATTTATATTATTAAAAATATAGACGAGCATTTTTTATACACAGATATGGCAACAGATTCGTTGCTTCCTACCACAAACACTGGTCTTAAAATTTCTACTGATTCTATAACATATGTTCATTCTGGTATTGTGGATCAAACAACTAAAAAAGTAATGGGATATCTTCACAAGGCAATCAGACCTCTTAATATGCTTCGACAAATAGAAGACGCAGTTGTAATTTACAGAATGTCTCGAGCACCAGAACGAAGAATCTTTTATGTGGATGTCGGAAACTTGCCCAAGCAAAAGGCAGAACAGTACATGAAGGATCTTATGGTTCGATATCGAAACAAACTGTCATATGATCCTAAGACTGGTCAAATAAAAGACGACTGGAATCATAATTCCATGTTAGAAGATTTCTGGATTCCTCGCAGAGACGGAGGCCGAGGAACTGAAATTACTACACTTGATGGAGGTCAACAACTAGGTCAACTAGAAGACGTAGATTATCTATTAAAGAAATTATTTCGAGCATTAAATGTTCCGCTCAGTCGTCTCGAGGCACAAAACGGATTTAATATGGGCAGAATGGGAGAGATAACTCGAGACGAAGTAAAGTTCTTTAAATTTA